CGCTTCAATAACTCTCCAAAAGGTGCAAATCAATCCAAATCAGTTCAAAACGGACATACAACAGTCCACATTGATGCGGATTCACCCTTTATTAGTCCAGGTCAGTCGGGGGCTAATTGAAGAAGGCACGTAAGGGGGCAACCAAGCCACGATTAGAAACCCCACCACATAAAGGCAAGTCCAGGATGCCTGAAGTAAAAAAGTTTCTTGATGGGATCAACCAAACTTTATTGCCTTGGCAAGAATACGTGCTCACGCAGCTTCTTGCCGTGGACAAAAAAGGAAAGTTCAAAAAAAAGACATCGTTGTTGCTGGTAGCACGTCAATCAGGAAAGACACATCTAGCGCGCATACGTATCTTGGCTGGGTTGTTTGTTTTTGGCGAAAAGAATATAGTGGCTATGTCATCCAACAGGGGTATGGCCTTAGATACCTTCCGCAAGGTAGTTGAAGTCATTGAGGATAATCCTTCTTTGATGGCTCAGGTCAAGCAGATTCGCGTGGCTAATGGTCAGGAATCAGTAGAGCTTCTTAGTGGCGCTCGATATGAGATAGTTGCGGCCACCCGTGATGGCAGCAGAGGAAAAACTGCCGACCTGTTATACATCGATGAATTACGCGAGGTAGATGAAGAATCGTGGACAGCAGCTAAGCCAATCACCAGAGCCCGCCCAGATTCGCAGATTTTCATGACTAGTAACGCAGGGGATGCCTATTCAAGCGTATTAAATGACTTACGATCTAGGGCATTGTCATACCCACCGCCTAGCATGGGTTATTGGGAATATAGCGCGGATGATTTTGCTAAAATAACCGATAAAGATGCCTGGTATCAGGCAAACCCAGCTTTAGGCTACCTAATTGATGAAGCAACAATTGAGGAAGCAATTGCTACATCTAGCGTTGAAGCAAGCAGAACTGAAACGCTTTGTCAATGGGTTTCCGCGCTGAAATCGCCATGGCCTTACCGCGCATTTGAGGATTTGGGTAACGCTGAGCTAAAACTTGAGCCAGGTCGGCTCACTATTTTTGGCATGGACATATCAGTTAACAAAAAGATGGCAAGCCTTGTTGCTGGTCAGATTATGGATGATGGCAAGGTTGGTGTTGGCGTTATAGCCCAATTTGAAAGCCAAGTGGCGATAGATGAGCTAAAGATGGCTATTGAAGTCAATGAATGGGCAAGACAATACAAACCGAGAATGATTTGTTTTGATAAGTATGCCACGATGAGCGTTGCCGAGCGTTTGAGCCAATCGGGACACAAAATCCAAGACATGTCTGGAACTGTGTTCTATCAGGCTTGCTCTGATCTCTATGACAGCATAGTTAATCTAAGAATTGTGCATGCGGGGCAACAATCGCTTGTTGACAGCATGAATAACTGTGCAGCTAAAGAAAGTGATGCTGGGTGGCGTATTGTGCGGCGTAAGTCTGCTGGAGATGTGTCTGCTGCCATCTCATTAGCCATGGTGGTGCATCAATTGCTAAAGCCACAAAGCAAGCCACAAATCTATGTCTGAAATGATAGAAATGTCTGATTTGTGTGGTATCCTTAAACGATGGGTCTATTTGATCGTTTCCGCCCTGCAAAAATAGAGGCGCAACTTGCTCCGCCGTTAATGACGGATTCATTTAATTATTTTCTTCCGTTAGCATTTAATGCAGTTGGTCGTGAAGAAGCTATCTCCGTGCCTTCAGTAGCTAGGTGCAGAAACCTTATTGCGGGAACTATCGCAACATTTCCTTTAGAACTTTACAAAAAGTCAACGGGTGAAAAACTTGGCAAGCCATTATGGTTAGAACAACCAGCAGCAGCCCAGCCGCTTTCCGTTACTTTATGTTGGAGCATTGATTCATTACTTTTCTTTGGGGTATGTTACTGGAGAGTTACCGAAGTATATTTTGATGATGGAAGGCCAGCAAGATTTGAATGGATTGCGCCAGGTCGCGTTTCATTTGATACTGATCCACAAACAGAATACATCACACGTTATTTTGTAGATGGCAAGCAAGTTCCAATGTCAGGTGTTGGATCGTTAATTACATTCCAAGGTTTAGATGAAGGCGTATTAGCTCGCGGCGCAAGAACATTAAGAGCTGCAATTGATTTGGAAAAAGCAACAAGTGTTGCAACAGCAACCCCAATGCCTTCAGGTGTAATTAAAAATACTGGTGCAGATTTATCACAGGAAGAAGTCCAAGCAATCTTGGCATCATGGAAGTCGGCGCGATCACAGCGCGCAACAGCCTATCTGACAAGCACTTTAGATTACGTGCCGACCGCTTTTAGTCCCAAGGACATGGGTTATGTAGATTTAATCCAGAATATGAGTTTGCAAGTCGCACGTTTAATGAATGTGCCTGCATACTATTTAAGTTCAGATATGAACAACAGCATGACATATAGCAACGTGCAAGATGAGCGCCGCCAGTTTGTTTCGTTATCTCTTGCGCCTTACATTCATGCCATTCAGGACAGACTTAGCATGGATGACGTAACTGCGCGAGGAAATGTTGTCAAGTTTGACGTTGAAAATGCGTTCTTAGCTGTAAATGCGTTAGAGCGTTTAGCAGTAATAGAAAAAATGTTAACACTTGGCTTGATCACAGTAGAACAAGCCATGGAAATGGAAAACCTATCACCGAACGGAAACGAAGATGCACCTAACATTCTCTAGTGATATTGAATGCTCAATTAGTGAGCGCACTATTTCAGGTAAAATCGCGCCCTATGATGGAGAAATTGGCCAAACATCTGCTGGCAGAGTAATTTTTGAAAAGGGATCAATTGAGATTCCAGATAACCCAAAACCAAAATTATTGCTTGAACATGATGCAAAAAAACCTATTGGGCGAATGATTTCGTATCGCCAAGATGACACAGGAATTTTTGCCACGTTTCGTATAAGCAATACAACACGCGGAAACGATGCTCTAATCGAAGCATCAGAGCAATTACGAAGCGGCTTATCAGTTGGCGTGGAAGTCATTGATGGTAAGCGGGAAGACACAACAAACGCCGTAGCCGTTGCGCCTGAGGTTGAAGCCCCTGCGGTGGAAGCTTCGCGCCCAACAGTTACAGCACCAATTTATGCCAAGCCACGTTTAGAGTTTACTAAGGCTAAATACCTAGAAAACACTCTACGTGCAAAGTTCCTTGGCGATGAAGATGCAGCGATGTATGTTCGCGCTGCCGATAACGAAACATCAACAGCACCTGGAATGATTCCTACACGCCAGCTCACAGAAATTGTGAACCCGCTGTCTAATGCTGATCGCGGTGTAATTGATGCGATTAGTCGTGGGACTTTGCCTGATGCTGGCATGTCCTTTGAAATCCCTAAGATTACTGCTGTCCCAACTGTTGATCAGATTAACGAGAATCAAACTGTTACTGAATCACAACTAACAGCTTCTTACATCACAGTAAGCGTTAAGCCATTCAAAGGCCGTTCTATCACCACAGTTGAGCTCATCGAGCGCAGCTCGCCGACTTTCTTTGACGAGCTTGTTCGTCAAATGGAGTTTGCTTACGCAAAAGACACAGATTCATTTGTTGCTACTGCAATTCAAGCAGCAGGAACTCTAAACGCAACAGCAAAAGCAAACAGCGCAACAGGTTTGCTTGAGTATATTGCATCTGGCGCTGCTGCTGTTTACACAGCATCACTTGGCTTTGCACGTAACCTTCTTGTTACCCCAGATCAATGGGCTAACATCATGAGCTACAACGATTCAGGCCGACCAATTTACAATGCTGCACAGCCACAGAATGCTGGCGGTGTTGTTTCACCACAGAGCCTACGTGGAAGCGTTGCAGGTCTTGACCTATACGTATCACGTAACTTTACTGGTTCAGGTGGAGATGGAACTGCTGATTACTCAATGGCAGTTATCAATCCTGAATCCTACACATGGTATGAATCACCACGCTTTCAGCTACGCACCAACGTGAATAGCGATGGAACTGTTGATCTTGGCTACTATGGCTTTGGCGCACTTGCAACCAAGGTTGCGGCTGGAGCTAACTGGTTCAACAAGTCCTGATCTAACTAATAGATCGTAGAGTTACCCTGGCGCACAGCCCTTGCGCCAGGGCTAACATTAGAAAGGAAACAGCATGCCTGCTACATTTGTTACCGAAGCGGAGTTACGTAGCGCACTTGGAATTGGTGCTTTGTATAGCTCAGCAGTAGTAGAAGAATGCTGCCAAGCTGCTGAAGATATTGTTAAAAGCAAGTTGTGGTATAACACGCAATCTGTTTACGCATTGGAAGCGACAGGAACTACTGGGCGCATTTATATTTATGAAAACATTGACCAATTTTTAACTGGCGATACGATTACTGTTGAGAATGTTCGCCAGCATTTCAATGGCTCACAAACAATAACCGATGTTGGAAGAAATTGGCTAGAGTTTGTTAAGGCTCAGATTACTACACGCGAATATCACACAATAGCCCCATGGGGTCGCGTTTATGGCACACAGTCAATAGATTACTCAACTTTAGCTGAAGTCAACTTAGCATCACTTATGGTCGCAGTTGACATTTGGCAAGCTCGCCAAGCTTCCAACGCTGGCGGCATCTCACCAGATTTTCAACCATCGCCGTATCGTATGGGCAACACTTTAATGGCACGTGTTCGCGGTTTACTTGCGGATCACTTAGCGCCAGGCGGTCAAGTAGGATAATGTCAGCAATCTCTACCCTACGGGGAACAATCGCAACTGCGCTAACTGACAATACGGCGTGGCAGGTGTTTTCCTTCCCACCTGCCACACCGCTTAGTAACAGCATAGTGGTGCAACCTGGCGATCCCTACATTGAATCAAGTAATGACCATTACAAAACAGTTAAGCCAAAAGTTAATTTCAAACTGATAGTGTTAGCGCCTATGTTTGATAATCAAGGTAACCTAATTAACATTGAAGATTATTATCTAAATATAGTAAATAAGCTAGAAGCGTCATCGCTCGCTTATACAATAGGCACGTTTAGTGCGCCAGCAGTCTTGACTGGAACAGCAGGCGATCTGTTGTCTGGTGAAGTATCAATCAGCGTTCTATCAGATTGGAGCTAACATGACTGAACTAGATCAGGAACGCGAACGCTTTCTGACCAAAATAGGTCAGATAGCACCCAAGCCAAAGGCTGAGCCTACGGCAACAAAAAAACTAACAAAGAAAGATAAGGAGCAGCCTAATGGCGATCGTATTGAACAATAAAGTTGGGGTGAAGGTGAATGCGGTTGACATCAGCGATGTCGTTACGCAAGCCACCCTCAACTACGCATTTGATGAACTGGAAATCACCAGTATGGGAGATCAATCCCACCGATTCGTAAAAGGATTGCAGTCAGGGACTTTGACTTTGTCATTCCTAAATGACGTAGCATCATCCGAAGTTCTTGACACATTGCTAACCGCTTTTGGAACTACTGTTGCGGTTAAGATGATTCAGGATTCAGGTGCAGCCGTTGCAGACGGAAACAAACTTTACACCTTCGATATTTTGGTGAATAATCTAACACCACTTAACGGAACACCAGCAGACATTAGTGCTCAGGATGTAACTTTTACAATCAACAGCGTTGTAACTGTTGCTGACACAGGCACGTTCTAATTAAACAAAGGGGCAAAAAATGGCAAGACTAAAAGTAACAAGGGCAGACGGCAGCGAATCTATTCATGAGATTACACCTGTCGTTGAATATGCTTTTGAACAACACACGAAAAAAGGGTTTTATCGTGCGTTTCAAGAAGATCAAAAGCAGAGTGATATTTATTGGCTTGCATGGGAGTGTTTGCGTAGAGCAGATGCGCCCGAAGTGTTTCCATTTGGGGAAAAGTTTCTAGCAACCTTGAAGGCTGTTGAGGTTCTAGGTGATGATTCCCCAAATGGATAACGCGTGATTCTTGGACTTATCGGATAGCTGAACTATCCGTAAATCTAGGAATTGCGCCTAGTGAGTTTATTAACATGGATCGTTCAATGTTAAAAGCGATTCATGCGGTATTAGTTAAACAAGCGGAAGATAGGAAACATGCCAATCGTAGTAGAGGGCGTTCCAGAGCTTAAAAAAGCTTTGAAAAAGTTTGCGCCTGACCTACTTAAAGAGATGAATGCTGAAATCCGCTTTGCGCTTAAAGAAGTTGTCAAAGATGCTGAAGCTAAAGTTCCAGGTCAAGCGCCTGGCAATTTATACAATTGGAATGATAAAGGCCAAGAGCCAGTTAGCCGTGTTACGGGTCGGCGCGCATTCCCTCTTTACAATTCGGGAGAAATTAGAAGCGGTTTGACCTATTCGATTGCGCGCAAGAAAGCAAACAGCAAAGGTTTTGCCAGCCTGTATTCCTTGCTAAACAAATCAGCCGTTGGCGCAATCGTGGAAACTGCTGGCAGTCAAAGCCCATTTGGTAGAAGGCAGATTGCAGATCGTAAATATGGTGAAAGCTACAAAAACATTGGCAATTCAAACAACCCTAATGCTGGTCGCATTTTTGTTGGTGCTATGAATGGCGTTGGGCCATTAAAACGTTATGACAGCAAGAGCCGATTCCGTGGGCGTTTACTATATGCTGCCTACGCTGAAAACAATGGCAAAGCTTTAGATGCGACAATGAAGGCAATTGCTAAGGCTGCTGCAACATTAAAGTCAAGGTCAACAGTTAGAAGGGCAGCCTAATGTCAAACATTCGCATTGATATTGCTTCCGAGTTTAAGGACAAAGGATTTAAGGCTGCTGAAAAACGCACAACAAGCTTAAATAGAAAGTTTGATAATCTAGCTCGCACAGCCAAGCGCACATTTATTGCTATTGCTGGCGTTGAAGCATTAAAGCGTTCAGTTGTTGCATTCGCTGAAGAAGATCGCGCAGCCAATAAACTAGCTGCAAGTTTACGCAATTTAGGTCTAGCGTATAACACTAAAGCAGTCGAAGATTATTTAGAAGCAAGTGAAAAAGCAACAGCCATAAGCAAAGACGAATTATCACCTGCTATTGCTGGCCTACTTAGCACAACACTTAGTGCTGAGAAATCTATGAACTTGTTAAACCTTGCTATGGATGTTTCAACCAGCACAGGTAGGGATTTAACGTCAGTTACAGTTGCATTAAGTCGTGCCTATAATGGAAACTTTGCTTCGCTAGGTAAATTGCAAACAGCGTTTACAACTGCTGAGCTGGAAGCAATGGGATTTGAAAAAAGCGTAGCGGCATTGAATGAACAATTTGGCGGCGCAGCCGAAAACAACGCCAACACTTACGCTGGCAAAATAGATAAACTAAAAATTGCTTTTGGTGATTTAGCAGAAGAAATTGGCGCAGGTCTTATTGCGTTTCTAGAATCCCTTGGCTCAGGTGATTATGACAATGGATTACAGAAATTAGTTAATTTTGGTCAAGCAATAGGCGATGTCTTTAGACGTGCTGGAACAACCATTGAATACACTAAAGCATTATTGTCAACAGGTTTTCGCATTGATGCAGCAGAACAATTAAAATTAGATGAATTACGCGCACAACTAGCTAACCCAAGGGGAGGAAACTTTAGTGTTAGTCGTGGCAATATAAATGATTACAAACAGCAATTAGCATTGCAGAAAAAGATTGAAGCAGATCGCAAGAAGGCAGCCGCTTTAGCTGCTAAGTCTGAAAGAGAAAAACTAAAGCGCGAAAAAGAAGCTTTACAACTCAAGCGAGCTGGCACAATTTTTGATATGGAAAACATTCAGATTGTTGCAGCTTTGCAAGGTCAAATTGATGGTGAGCAACGCCTTCGCCTTGTTGCTCTCCTTGCGCTTAACAATGACATGGCTGAAGCTGCCGAAAAGGCTTCCACAGCAGTATTAGCAATTAACGCACCTGCTCTAGCAAGTCTTGGCGTAATCATGAAGGCAGGGGATTCAATCACAGACGTGATTGCAAAACTTATCAATGCTCAAGCCAAAACTGCACTTGTTGATTTAGGTATTAAAAACCTTCCTAAAGCCAAAAATCCTTTTGAGGATTGGGATACCATTCTCAGCAAAATTATATTTAACCTTGATGTCATTGCAAACAAGATTAAGAATATGCCATCGGTAACAGCAGGTGGAACAGTTGTAAGCGGCAATAATGGTGGCAACAATGGTGGAAATAACGGCGCAAACAATGGCGCAAACAATGGTGGCAATATATTTGTGCCAAATCCGTTTAACCCTGTATCGCCTACAATGTCAACAAATACAATCGCTGACCAAATAGCTACTTTAACCAGTATGCGTTTGACAACTGATACTGGCACAGGCATCAACTTTTTGCTTAAAGAACACATAGACACACTTACAAATGCTTTAACCACAACTTCAATGAATGCTTTAGGCGATGAGCAAGCTAGATTGCGAGCAATGGGCTTTTTTGACACGCCTGGTATTTCAGCAGATTCCCCTTTTGACCCTGCTAGATTTCGTGCAAGGGAAAATGGCGATACTTTAATTACTGTCAATGTTGCAGGTAGCGTTGTATCTGCCGAAGATTTGGCTGAGGTCATAACTGACATCCAATATGAATATCAACGCTCAGGTAAGAGCACTCAATTTAGTAGCATATCAATCTAATGCCAGCACCTACACTACGTGTCTTTGTTGACTTTGACAGCGATACTGCCTTTGAGATTAACCCTTTAATCTTAGGTAGCGCTACCGAAGGCATACTAGGCACAAATACCCTTGGCTCAGGCACATTGCCTGTTGAGATAACTGATTTGGTAACTCAGGTTTCAATCAGGCGTGGCCGCAATCGTATTACGTCTAAGTTTGAAGCTGGCACAGCCAATGTAGTTTTGTATGATCAGAATGGCGATTGGAATCCCACCAACCCAGCAGGGGCATATTATCCCAATCTTGTTCCGCTTAGGCAGATTATCATTTATGCTACGTATGCCAGCCAAAACTATTTTCTATTTTCAGGTTTTATCACTAACTATGACACAGGCTTTAGGCAAGGCAATGATGAGCTGAGCACAGTTACCTTGCGCTGCGTAGATGGTTTTAAGTTGCTTGCAGGCTCAGCCATTGACACAGTAGCAGGCTCAGGGGTGCAGCTCTCAGGGGCTCGAGTAAATGCCATATTAGATGACATAGAATGGCCTATAAGCCTAAGAACTATAGATGCAGGTGATTCTACCCTTCAGGCTGACCCAGGCACGGCGAGAACGGCCTTAGAAGCTTTGTTTACAGTAGAGCAAAGCGAGTTTGGCGGTATCTTTATTGATGCCAATGGCAAGCTTGATTTTGTCAGCCGTGATAATTTAATTGCCGCACCAGCATTCCCTGTTTATGAGTTTAGCGACCAAGGCACGGACATCTCATACACCAATGCCGTAGTTGCTCTAGATGATACAACCCTGATAAATGACGTAACTATTACGCGCTTGGGTGGCACAGCCCAGAATGCCTTTGACCAAGATTCAATTGACAAATTCTTTTTGCATTCAGGCACACGCTCAGGCATATTGGTGCAGACCAATGCTGAAGCGCTAGATCAAGCCAAGGGCATACTTGCGACACGTAAAGACCCAGAAACGCGCATTGATAGCATTCAGCTTAACCTTTACGATGATGCTAACCATTACCAAGTCATCCTGGATGACTACCCTATACACCACCGAACCACTATTAGCAGGCTTTGTCCTAGATTCCGATGTATCGGGTATACTAGGTGAAGACGTGCTGAGCTACTAAGGAGAACAAATGGCAGGCGCAGGATATAAGCTCTTTAACACAGGAGATGTGTTAACGGCAGCTCAGGTTAATACGTATTTGAATGAGCAAACAGTTATGGTGTTTGCCAACTCTACTGCTCGCACTACTGCATTAAGCGGTGTGTTGGCTGAGGGCATGATGTCTTATCTACAAGATACCAATGCAGTTGAAGTTTACAATGGCACATCATGGGTCAACGTTGGCAATGCTGGTGATATTACGGAAGTTCAAGCTGGTGTAGGTATATCAATTGCAAGTGGAACTGGCCCAATTCCAGTTATCACAAATAGTTCAACTGATCTTATTACTACTGCTGGTGATTTACTCTACGGAACAGCAGCAGACACAATGGCTAGGCTTGGCATTGGAACGGCTGGACAAGTGCTAAAAGTCAATTCTGGTGCAACAGCTCCAGAATGGGGTGCTGCTGGCGCTGCAAGTTTTGTTGGATGCCGTGTTTTCAAAAATGCGGTGCAAACTATTTCAAATGCAACTTTAACAGATTTGACTTTTGCTGCTGAATCTTATGATACTGATGGCTTTCACGACAATGTTACAAATAATGAGAGAATTACCATACCAAGTGGTAAAGGCGGAAAATATCTTTTAGTAGGTGTGTGTGAATTAGCACCAAATGCAACTGGTAGACGGCAAGCGGTATTTAAGAAAAATGGCACAACAGTTATTCACGAAGCATATATTGAAGCCGTTAGCGCAGCAACCATAGAAACTACACTTAATCCTGTTGGAGTTTTTGATTTGGTTGCTGGCGATTATGTTACTTTCCAAGTTCGTCAAGATTCAGGTGGTAATTTGAATACCAATTCTGGAACAGCAGTTGTTTCTTTTGCTGCATCATATTTAGGAGCATAATGAAAATCTATGACAAACCTGCAAACCTTAACGGCGCAGAATTAAAACAAGAATTGGCAAGCTCTGGAATTATTGTTGATGAAGTTTATGATTTTGGCAACAATACAATTGGTTTAGAAACTGATGATGATGCAGCAGAGGCAATAATTGCAGCTCATAACGGCAACACAATTGCACCTCAGCCAACTATTTCTGAGAAATTGGCAAGTGTTGGTTTAAGCATTGACGATTTAAAGTCAGCCCTTGGCCTTTAGCACAATCTATAAAGATAATGCCTAAACTGTGCAAAGCTGGTCAGCAATTACGCGAGCAGATAGATGATGCGTTTCCCAATAGAGGTAGAGCTTCAGACGGATGGCTCGGTGATCAACGTCATGCAGCGCGTAAGTCCGATCACAATCCAACTGCTCAAGGCATTGTTCGTGCCATTGATGTGTCAAGTGATTTCAAATCCCATGAGGCCACGGCATTTGATTTGGCGGATCAGTTACGGCTACTTGCCAGAACTGATAAAAGAATCAGCTACATTATCTTCAACGGCAAAATTGCCAGTTGGAAGAAAAACTATAAGTGGAGAAAATACACAGGAATAAATCCGCATAAAACACATATACATTGTAGTTTTACTGCTAAGGGCGATACAGATGGCAGTATGTTCCAAATCCCTATATTGACAGGAGAGCCCCTAAATGGAGCAAGCAAAGGCAGTAGCAGCAAGTTGGGCAAGAAGCTTCTTAGCCGCAGGAATAGCAACTTATTTGGCAGTAGGTTGGGATGCTCCTGCAATTGTAAATGCAGCGTTAGTGGCGAGCCTTCCAGTAATTCTTCGTTGGTTAAACCCTAACGACACGGCGTTTGGTCGGCGTTGAGCCCTGCTGAATGGGCAGGCTTTGTAGCTGCCATCCTTTCCTGTTGTGCGCTTATTGTCGGTGGGCTTAGATACATTATCCGACATGAAGTGCCTTCAATACTTGAAGCATCAAATATCGTGTCGCGCATAGATAAACTTGAATCAATGGTTCTAGAATTGCTTACTCATGAGCGCAAGAAGAATATCAAAAAGCGAACAAGCCGCTAAACGCAAGCGTAAGGAAGCGGCTGCGCGCAAGACAACAACAGACATTTTGCGACCCATTGATATTTGGGCTGCATCAATTGTTGAATGTTTTGAAGCATTAGTTCGTGCTGGATATGGTGAAGATAGGGCGCGCTGGTATATTGAAGAACAGTTGCGCTTACCCGATTGGGTAATACAGAATCCTAATCATTCGCCGTATGAAGATGATGAAGATGAGGATGAAGATTAAGCGAATTGTAGTTATCTCAGACCTACAAGTTCCATTCCACGATAAGAAAGCTGTTAAAAATGTTGCCCAATTCATCAGAAAATACAAGCCTGATGACGTTCTATGTGTGGGCGATGAAATTGACTTCCAAACAATTAGCCGATGGTCAACAGGTAGGGATGAGTGGTCGGGAAGCATTGGTAGAGATCGTGATGAAACTGTGCGAGTTCTTGCCGAGCTCCAAGTTAGACATCTCAGCCGAAGCAATCATGGAGCAAGACTTTACAACTCACTAAGCAAACGCTTGCCTGGTCTTATTGGTCTACCTGAATTGACGATTGAAAAGTTTCTGCACCTAGATGATTTAGGCATTACATACCATAGCAAGCCATACCAGTTCCACGATGGCTGGGTTATGGTTCACGGCGATGAGCAAAGCATCAAGCCACAAGGGGGTTTAACGGCCTTAGAATCGGCTAAGAGGCATGGTTTGTCGGTAGTCTGTGGTCATACCCATAGACAGGGCATTTCAAGCTTTACAACGGCTTCTGGGGGCGTTTTAAGGGGTATTCTGACAGGCTTTGAGGTTGGACATTTGATGGATGAGAGCCAAGCCTATTACACACGCGGAACATTTAACTGGCAAAAAGGATTTGGAATTATTTACATAGACAGAAAGCGTGTTCAGCCAGTAGCCATACCGATTGAAAAGGATGGCAGCTTCTTAGTTGAAGGCAAGCGATATGGTTGAGGACATCTTCCCAATACATAGAACTATTGATGATCACATGGATAATTTTGATGGCGTGTCGCTGATTGACAAATAGCATATAGACCCTTCAAAATAGGATTTGAAATCCTATTTGAAAGGGGTTTAGGGCATGGCGATAAGATATGATCGCAAGTCGGGTGCGTATACCGATGGCAAGCACTTTGTGCGAGCTTCATTTATACGTGATTATGCGAAGAAAAAACTAGGCATGAGCCAAGAACGCGGCAGAATCAGCCGTGAAGTTTTAGCTGCCTATTTTCTTGATGTGCATGGGGTGAGCGATGATGTTGAATGATATTCGTTTAGTTGAATTGGCTCTCTACTGCTTTTTATTTGTATTAGGTGCATACACAATCGGTGTATTCATTAAGGAAAAAGGATATAAGGAAGGCTGGGCAGATGGTTACAGACGGGGCAAAGCAGTTGCGAGCGAAAGACATATTGACTAATGCCGCTGACACGATTGCAGAAAGATCAACAACGCATGGTCATTACGACCTCACAATGCTTAGAACATCAAAATTATGGAGCGACTATCTGGAAAGAGAAATTGAACCAATGGACGTTGCAATCTGTATGGCATTGGTCAAGCTTGCAAGAGTTATGGAAGCTAGAGGCCATCACAATGATAACTTTCTTGATGCCGTGGCATATTTCGCAATCGCAGGAGAGCTCGCCGTCAAGGATTGGCACGATCTGGATGCTTTCTAGATCGCCAAAAGGCACTTGGTGCGATTACTGCAAGAATAGGCACGGCACTAGCAGTTTGCGTGGACAAACGCAAGCTGTGTGGCAGATTACTAGCAAACGATATGGCAAGTTAATTGTCAGGCATTACTGTCAATCTTGTGCTAATGAAGTTCAGGCATGGCCTGACGGCACAACTTGGACTTTGAAAGAACAAATTGACTATGCAAAAGGAGAAACCCTAGATGTTTAATTTAGAAAATTATGAAGATGTAGATACGAGGATACATAAGTTTTATGAAAAAAATCCAGATGGTGCAATTATCACAGAGTTGGTTTCAAATGATGAGGAGAAGGGAATTGTTATCTTTAAGGCATACGCTTACCGCACCTATCTTGATTCTTCTCCTTCCGCTGTGGGTTATGCGCGTGGTGCTCGCAAGGATCGTGGTGTGGATCGTGATTTTTGGCTTGAGAATTGCGAGAGCTCTAGCATTGGGAGATGCTTGGCTAATCTCGGATTATCTGCTAAAGGAAAGCGCCCAAGCTCTTTGGAAATGGCAAGGGTTAATGACGTTAAGGCAAGCCCTCAACCCATACGCGTTCGCACAAAAGAACACAAGGAGTTCTTAGATGCAAACAACAAAGAAACTGAAATCATCTGGGATACAACGATTGAGCCACCATCTGACATTGAGCCCGCTTTTGAGAATGCAGTTGCTCTTGTTTCTGAGAAGTTATCTGCCCACCCTCTTCCAATGTGTAAGCATGGCGCTCGTGTCTTGCGTGAGGGGACTGGCAAAAATGGTGCTTATCGTGGTTGGGGTTGCCCTCTTCCTATGAAACAAAAAGCTGAACAATGCAAAGCAATATGGATGATGCTTGGCAAGGATGGCACATGGTCATTTAGGCCAGAAGATGAAGAATTGTTAGTGGGGTGAATAGATGTTAGTGATGGATAAATTACTTGACGTGTGCGACAATTGCAACGAGCCAATAACGGCTGGGTCTGCAAAACCTTGCAAATGCCACACATGCCAAGTAAGGACTAACTAAGTGAGTAATCAAAGTCGCAAGCATAGAGGCTATGCAACGCAGCGCATTGTAGCAGAA